TATAAACCAACGTTGCTATAATTAGTAGTCCTTGTAGAGCTTCATTTATTTCTGCTATTGTTATTATATACACACTAACTCCTAATATTGTTGGTTCAAATCCATTCATTTTTATCTCATTAACTTATTTTAAATGCCATATATATATAAGTTCTACCATTAGCATCATAATCTACATAGCTGTTTGCTGTTACTGATGAATCTAAATAAAACCCTGTTGATGTAAATTTAATTGGACTATCATTAAATCCCGCATCTGCTGAAGAATCATTTGCTCTTAACCTATAAGCACCTGTTGCTCCAAAAACTCTTTTGGTATCGTGTATTTCCCAATTTGTAGTTGCGTGAGATGCACATTTAACCATCACATAGTCAGGTTGAAATCCTGTTGTTACAGTTACATTACCTGATGCAATTCCAGTATAAGTTCCAATTTTGCTAAATCCTGCTACTGAATGAAAAGCATAAACAATCATTTCCTGCCCACTTGGGTTTCTATCAGGCTGTCCACTTGCTAAACCGATTGTGGTTGAATTAGCTGTACGAGTATAAGAACTAAATGTACCAGTTTCATTTAATGCTCCAGTTCTATTTCCACTTAAACTTCCTATATCTTGTGTATGAGTAGGCCATTTATATCCTGATTGGTCAAGGTTTTTCATAAAATAAATTTCAGGAGTACTATTTAATCCGTGTCCCACAGTTGCGGTAGCTCCTGTTCCTGTAAATCTTATTATAGAGAACCCTGCATTTGTATTTGCTTGTACTGTACTTGTAATACTTCCATCAGTATTACTGCTTGTAGTTCCTCCGTTTGCTTTCCAGCACCAGGCTACCATACTCCCTAAACTTGAATCATTATATCCTGTTCCCCCTATTATATTAAAACCATTAGTAACAATTTCATTAGGAACTGTACCTTCTGCAGCAGTTGAATTTGAGCTTAATCTATTATTGTCACCCCTTGTACTATCATATAATGCGTGAGAAGCTACGGCACCTCTTGGTTTTATCCATACCAAATCAGGTGTAAATCCTACGTCTATAAATTTACTTGCAGTATTATCACCAGTAAAAGTAACCACATTAAAGTTTTCTATTGGGGAAGTCGCTTCAGCTTCTATTATTTTTTTATTTATACCCATTATATTATACTTGGTAAATCATAACTCATAACTGCTTTTTTAGTAGTTAAAGCATTGATTTCATTTTCTACAACTTCTGATTGGTCTCTTAATGCTTGTCTTGCTGAAGTTATATCAGCAGGTATTGCATCTCCTGTTTCTTGGTTTCTTATAATATACCAATCTGTTTGTTGTAACTTAATCCCTGTAGAATGTTTAAAGTTATTTATTTGCTGCTCTTTTAATTCAGCTAAAGTTAATACCCAAGTTTTATTTGAAACATCTTTAGTAAAAGTTTCACTTGCAGAATCAAAATATAATTCTCGTAAATCTTCTACTCTTGAATCGTAATCTGGAATTACCACATCATAAAAACCATAAGTTTTTAACTCATCATCTGAAAGTAAATCAAATCCTCCAAGAACATTTCCCCAAGATTTAGGTAATCTATCGTATGTTTTAATTTGTCCGTTTATTTCTATTGCTTTCATATTATTATGGTGTTGTGTCTGCTGTATATGTTATTACTGAATAGTTAAATACTGCTGTTGCTGAATCATCTACACAAGCAACTTGTAAAAAGTTAGTTCCTGTGCCATCATATTCAGAAGTTCCTATTCTATTAAATGTTTCGCTTGTAGCTGCGTCACTATCAAGTGTAATCACTTGGGCTGCTGTTAAGCCATATATTCCAATTACCTGTCCTTGTTTAAAATTAGTAAAGCTAATTGTTGTTGCACCTGTTAAAGACGCTGTGAATTCAAATGTAGTGGCTGCTGACCAGTCAATACTTATAGTTCCTGACGTAGAACCTGTAGTTGATTTAGCGGTGTATCTATCTTCTAATTTAGCAAATGTTACATTGTCATCTGCTATGTGAACTGTATCAACTGCTCCATCTGCTATTTTATCTGAATCTACAGCATCATCTGCAAGTTTAGCAGTTGTTATACTTCCATCTGCAATTGTTACACTTGGAGAACCCCAAGAAAAACTTCCGTCTCCATCTGACAGTAATGATTGTCCAGAAGTACCGTTACCGCTTACATTTAAAAGAGATGCACCTACAACATCTGAATCTGATGTTCCAATTAAAGTACCATTTGTTGTTGAAACAATAACACCACCGTTTGTTAGTGTAAGTCCAAGAGCATTTCCTGCACCATCAGTAAGTGCTTGTGCTGAACTATCAATAGTTCCATTATCACCCACTTTCAATAATGAAGTATAAGTATCTTTTATTTTATTTCCTGTTAAACTTGCCATTTTATATTATTTAAATTTGTTCCCAATTTGTATTTTCGTGATTCCATTGATGGCTATTTTTATTCCAATAAGATTTTAGATGTTTTATAATCTTTACAATCTTATTTCCAATCTTCGGTAAACCAAGTCCAAGTCCTAACATACTACTCTATATAAGCTATTATTTTACCTGCTGAACAACTAATCGTATGGAATGATCCATAAATTATCATACCAGTAACAAGTTCTAAACTTGTAATTGTAGTATCTCCTTTTGTTGTATTGTTTGTAGCACTTATCGTTGCATCTTCTAAAACTTGGATTGCATTGTATTGATTTCCTACTGTACTGGTTTCGCCACTTGCAATTATTTCTAATCCAAAATCACCAAAAGCTGATTTGTGGTAAACCGAGTTGTAACTCATATCATTTGCCATAATTGAAATATTTACTACAAAAATAACAAATTATAATTTAATGTTTTCGACCTTGACCTCTGTATTTTTTCTTATAACCATTTTGACCACGACTTGCATTTTTGCTATGCACTCCAGGTCTTTTTTTCTTGGGTTTCTCTATGTATGAAGTGTAAAGTTTACGAGGCATTTTTAGACATCATTTCAGTTTTATGCTTTGATCCCATAGAACTACCAAAATAATATCCTATGACTTGTGTAAAAGCTGCAACAACTGCACCAAAACCCATATCAAATAATCTTTGAGATTCCTCTGGAATTTGCCATACACCAATAGCACCTGCGACAACTGCAACAAAAGACAACGTTATACCCCAACCTACAGTTTTAAAAAGAATATCGTTTGATCCAGATTGTATAGCTGCAATTTCTCTTTGTCTTGCTGAAGCCCTATCAGCAACTTCAGCTTCGTATGCTTCAAGAATTAACTCTTGTGCTTTGATTTTATCCTCTACTGGTACATCAGATTCTTTTATAGAAGCAATAACTTCTTCAACACTCATATTGCCTTGTATTAATGAACCGAGTGTTGGATTAATTAATCCTACTGCACCTTTTAAAAGTTTACCAACAGTTGTTTCACCAAATTTTTTTTTCTTATTACTCATCTTCTATTTGGTCTAAATTAAATGGGTGATATGTAGTAAAAGCCTTACCAGGTTTTCTTTTTGCTTGATATACAAGACCACGATTATTACCTTTCACATAGCTAATGTGAATCCAAGCAGGATTGTTGTCATCTCCTAATTCCCATATCAGCTTATCAAACTCAAATTCATTTTTAATTATATAAAACAATTCGCAATTAGAAATCTTTGTTGCATCAAGATCAATAGCACACCCCTCTATATGTTGCGAAGTTGTAGCTGAACCAGAAATAGCTTTGTTAAGTTCTTCACATCTAAAGAAACTATTAATTAGTATTGGCTCACCAACTCTTTCTCTTAATGGTTCAAATAAATCTTCTGCAAGGTCTTGCATATTATTTAACTGCTCATCATTTGGAGTATTATCTATTTCTAATTTTTTGGCAGTAGCAGATCCAGTTGCTTCTTTCCAAGATATATGTTTGCTAAATTTTTTTGCTTTTGGCATAATATTTAATTTTGTTGAACTCTATTTGCAATATCAATAATTGCTCTATAATAAGTTTTCTCATTATCGTTTTCTTCGCTATATGCTATCCCATTAATGTTTGAAGTAAATACATTAAAGTTATTGGAAGATAAATCAAAGAAATCCGTTGTAGATGTTTTGATTAATTCTAATATTGATTCTACAATATCGTTTACTTGCAGTTCACCACCATCATCAGAGAAAAATGCAGTTACAACTTCTATTCTTGTTATACATTCTACAATAAAATCAGTTTGGTTTTGATTTGTTTGTGCAGTATCTACAGAATAGATAATTATGTATGGTTCGTTTTGAGTTGATGGAACACGATTATAAACTGGCACATTTGAGCCATCATAAGTAACGTTTCCGTTTAATAGAGTGAATATCTTTTGTCTTATATATCTTATTGGTTCTTTCATCTTAAAGCCCTTGTAATCGCATTATTTAAATCTAAAACTAATCTTTTTAATCCTGTGTTTATTTTGCTATAAAAATATGGTTGTGCCTTTTGAAACTTTGTACCAAATTCAAGAAACCCTGAATATGGTGCTTTTGATTCTATTGCTTTCTCTCTTGCATTGTAAACAACATTGTTTCTTAAATTACCAGTATCAACTGGTATTGGTGGTCTTTTTATTTCTCTAACAATACTTAAACCATTTCTATCTATAATAATATCTGCATCTCTTTCGGAAACTTTTTCAAGTTTACTAAACAACCTATCGATTTTGCGAAGATCAGATTTATTAACTCTTATTTCCATTACTCTCTTTTTGTTGCCGTTATAGATGTAAAATATTTATACTTGCTATCAAACATTGTATTGATTTGATATTGACCAGATTCATTTTCTATTTCAAGCAAATCTGTTGTTGCAATATCATCAGCAGTTTTTTTTCTTACTATAAGTTCAATAACTAAATTCCTATCTCTTTTCCCATTCTTTGTTGTTATATCGCCATCAGTATAATTAACACTTGCCCAAATTGTTGTTTGGGTTGAAAGTGTAGAAGTAAATCCACCAAAACCATCAGCAGTTTTACTTTGTCTTTTGACTAAAACTCTTGTGTCTAAATCTCCTGCTCTCATTAAATAAACATTGCTTTATAAGAACTCAATATACTTTTTACATCAGTTGGTATTTCACTTACAATAGTTCCAGTCACAAAATCTGCTCTATTGTCGTACAAGTTAGAAATCATTTGAAGATTCGCTTGTATTAAAAAGCTATCATTTAAACCACTTGTTGTGTAACTTACAATGACTTCTTTAGATGGCAAACTATTTAACTCTACAATTGTATCATCAAGTCCATAAGTTTCGTAAGCAGTTGTAGCAGTTCCCTCAACTGTTATAGATTGTATAGAAGCAATAGGGGAAAAAGGCAAAACAAATCTCTCATCAACACTCGCTAAATATAATTTTCTTGTTTTAGCTACTATGTCTTTTGAAATATAGTTTTCAATAATAATCCTTGCTTGTGTTATCATTTGACCAATTAAGGTATCATCAGCACTTGTATCAACTCTTAAATAAGTTTTAGCAGTTGCAGTATTTATTAATTCAGATCCTGTTGTAGAATCGATCTTAATTTGTGTGTGAAAACGATTTAAAGGATTACTATAATATCTCATTATTTAATTTTTTTTGTTTTTCTCCTATATGCTTGTTTTAGTTCCTTTGTTTCTTTTGTTTTTTTTTCTTGGTTATCTAAACCAAAAAATCTTAAAATGTCTATTAACATAATTATTATTTAAAACAAAAATACAAAAAAAATGCACCATAAAATTTACAGTGCATTTGAAAAGAATAAAGAAAGAAAAAACTATTTGAAGTCAAAGTTATTAAAATATTTTGAATTATCATTTGTAAGGCTTAACCTTACTGACATTCTTTTGCCATCATTTTTAAATATGAAAAAACCTTTAAACTTATCAACCCATATTGCAAAGTAATCTACATCTTTTTTTTCGTAAGGGTGATGCCAAGCAATATGAATTGTTTTTCTATGTTTTCTAAAATCTTGATTGGTAGATTTTATTTGTATGCGATAAATCTTATCTCCTGTGTCAGCTATGCAATCATAAAGGGAGGAATGAATTAGGGGATAGGAAACTATTATATCTCGTTTAAGACATTCAATACCAAATTGATATTCGGCAATACAACCTACTGCATTGCTATCCATACCATAAAGTTAAAAAAAAAGTGGCTAACCTAAATTAACCACTTCAAAACAACTTAATTATATGAAAAAAACTAATTAACTAAAGTATTTTCTTCGTTACTCTTTTCTAAAGTATCTTCTATATTATATGCTAAACCTAAAACCTTAAAGTAATCATCTTGGTTTACATTTTTTATATCCCAATTCTCTGATATAACTTTCATAATCTTTGGAGTTAATTTTCTTACCATTATCTAAATAACCAAAATAAAAAGTTAATAAATAGAATTGACCAAAATATAAATTGAGGCAAACCCCAAACAATATATTTTATAATTCGCTTTTGTAGTTCAATATCTACTGGCATATTAATTTCTTTCTTTGTTGCTTTATAAATTGTTTTCATTATCCGTTTATAATTAACATTATAGACCATAGGCAAAAGAACATTGCAAATCCTATTGCAATATATCCTATGATCATTAATAAATCTTGTAATAAATTTTTCATAATTAATTTTTGTTTAATATTCTTTGCATATTGTTTTTTGCTTGAATAAATTTAATTTGATCTACACAATCATTTAAAGATTTTTCAGTCACTGTTGATGACATACAAATAATAGCTAATTGCTTTCTTTGATATTCAGGCAATCTTAAAGCTGCTTTTGTTAATTGTTCTAAAGTATATTTTTTCATAATTGTTGTATTTAAAAACAAAATTACAAATCTTTTTTAAAATACCAAATATATTTTAATAATAAAGATAATTTTTAATGATTATTTAACATTGGGGTATAAAAAAAGGGGCATAAAGCCCCTTTAGTTATTTACTACCTAATTATTACGGTGTTTCAAGTGCTGTTTTAGCAGTGCTAAATGTTCCTTGAACAATCGCATTTGGTTGGTAATTAGTTAAAGCAACTCTTTCAGATACTTTAACAGTTACGAAACCATCTCTGAAGTTAGTAGAATCTTCTCTTGAGAACTCAACAGAAACATTATCTCTAATCCAAAGTTGTGTAGCTTGGTTTAAATCACCTACAAGGAATTTACCTGCAGTCACTGCCGTATTAACAGTAACAGGTACTCCCATAATTGTTGGTACTAAACCAGAGTAAATTTGATTTCTTAAATACTCATTAGTAGTCGCTTTTAATAAAGCAATCTTGTGCATATCAGTTGGATTTAACAAGATACTACTTGCAGTATAGTTAGATAAAGCTAACTGGTTACAAGCAGCTACTAATACATCATATTCATTTGCTGATTCTACCGACTGGTAAAATGCACCACCTGATGTAGTATCAAATGCAGCACCATCAGTAAATAATCCATCAAGGTTTGGAGATGATCCATCACCGTTTAAGATTTCGTTATCCTCAATAGATAACACTTTACCTGGTACTCTTGCACTTAAATATGAAGTTAATTGAGGTGTGTCTGCTAACATTTCTTCTGTGATTCTCATAAATGTTCCAATCTTCTCAACATTTACTGAAGTTGCAGTAATATCGAAATCTGACTGACCTAATGTAGAACCTTGAGCAGTAGCAGCTGCACCATCATCATAAGCTGATTCTTTTGGGAATCTAATTGTTTGTGCATCAGTAGAACCATTTGGTATAAGGTTTCTAATGTGTACACTTCTTGATGGATCAAACTTAAAGTCAGGAATAACAGTTTCACCTGCCACAACTCCTGTATAAGCATTTGCCATTGTCATATCACCTGCTTTCATTTCAAATTTAGCAGCATTTGAATTTCCTTTTAATAAGGACTCAATAGCACCATCATTGATGCTTTTGATTAAAGAACCTTTAAATGAAGTTGGTCTTTCAGAAGCCGTAGCTTTTTTTTGTGAAACTTCAAATGAATCCATTCTTTTTGTAGCTTCTTCGTGCTTTGCTAAAAACTCTGCCGATAAGTTGTCAATCTCACTTTTTAATGAAGATTCGATTTCTCCTTTAGCATTGTCTTTCGCAGATTCGAAGGCTTTTTCAATTTTGGAATCGACAATATCTCCGTTTTGGTCTAATTCCTTTTTAATATCTTCGTTCATTACGATTTTTTTAATTTATTAAACAAATAATTATATATCTCGCTATTATCTTGCTTAACTTCCAACGGCTCTGTAACTTCAATATCAGTTGGCAGAGTGCTTATTTCATTAAAAATAGATTTTAGCTTTATAAGTTCTGCTTCAATAGCATAACCTAAATTGTCAGATATTTCACCCTTGCGAATTAACTTCACAAGTTTGTCATACCTTTTCAACACTTTTTCCTTATCTATATTCCCTTTTACATCTAATATCATAGCTTCATCATTTGCAGCAAGGGTTACTGCAGAGATTTCATAAAGTTTAACTTCTGTTAATTTTCTATGATAATTTTCATCATTAGAAGCCTCCTTTTGTAAAGGAAGTATTCCAACACTATTTTCAGTAATTACTCCTGCCTTCATTAATTCAAGTACATCTTTACCAAGTTGTGTTTTTGGAATTTCAGCTTCGAACATCAAACCCTTTTCATCTTCATATAGATTTCTCATCTTTCCGATAGGTTGATCCATATTATGTTGATATAAGTACTTAACTCTCTGACCATTCTCTAAAATGGTTTTCTTGTAAGCACCAGGTGCAATTACATCACCATCACTATCTATATTATTAAAAATAGAACCATAACCTTTTACGATTCCTGCTTTTTCATCAGCATCAACTAATTCGCCAATGGGACTTGATTTGTATATTATATTTTCCATTTTACAAAGATATTAATTTTCTATATATACTAATTCACCCCCACCATTCACTTCAGGTCCCTCTGGAAGAATGACATCAATCTTTCTACCATTTGCATTTTCTAACATTTCAATTATTTCATCTATATCAAATTGCATAATCCAAGATCTTGGTGATTCAGAATTAGGGTGTAATTTTTCATATTCTTGTGATAATTCAAATAATCTTTCCATTATATTTTATTTATTAAAGTTTCAATTAGTTCGATTGTTTCTTGATATATTTTAGGATATAATTTCTTAAAAACTGGATTCCCTAAATAATAATTCTCAAAGGAGTGTGCTAAAACTTCAGCTACTTGCGAATAAACACCACCTCTGGTATAGTATGCGTTTGAGTGTCCATACCCAATTTTATTTTTTGTTAAAGCACCAAAGAAATCAGACATTGCACCGTGAAAACTTGTAAAATCTTTTGCTGAAAGTTCAGGAAACTGACTTTGTACTCTATAAAATTCATCATAATCAAATAACTTTTTATAAGGCTTTAAGGCTTCATTCTGAACACTCTCTCTTTGTTTATAACCTAATTGTTTTCGCCATTTTTCAAAAGTTTCTTTAACATCATTATCTAAAATTGGACTTCTTTTTTTACCAGGCACATATTTAGCCCAACGATTTTGTTTATGAGCCATATGTCCTATTTCGTGAACTAAAACTCTATTAATAGTATTTTTTGTATTATAATTTTTAATATTTATTTCAATACCATTTTGATTTGCAAATGATTTACCTTTTCTCTTTAATTTTAATGAAATAGGTGCATTTAACAACTTTGTAACTTCCATTGCTTTATCATCAATCTCATATCCTTGTTTCTTTAAATCATCTATTGCACTTGGATAAAAATTAGGTCTTTCTTCTTGAACAACCCTTTGTCTTGGTACTCTAACTGGATTAGCTTCAATTCTCTCTGGAATTTCTCCTTGTTGTACTTCTTCTTTTGGGAAAGGTGCATTGGTACATCTACAATTTATTACATTCCAAGCACTTCCTGCTGAATCTCCTGGATAACTCAATAGTTCACCACCTACATTAAACTTCTCATTCATATCAACTACTTGACCATTCGCTTCTATATGTTCTATCCTAACTCTACTATCTAAAGTGGCAATCCACTCTTTTTGAAGATTGTTTTTTCCAAATACATCTATTGCACTTTGATTAGTTGCATAGTTTGCAGCATTTACACTTTCAGTTCTTACTATTCGCTTTGCATTAGATACACTTAACTCATCAAACTTCTTTCTTAATATTCTACCTGCTTGTGCTTCATTCATAGATTGAAACTCCTCATCAGCCATATATCTTTGAAGAACTTTAACAAACTCTTTTCTTCTATTGCCACTAATACTTACAACTCTCTCACCTGCAACACTTGAACCTATATAAGCAAACTTCTCGTTCCATATATCTGTATATTCATCTGTAATGTCTTTTTTAATATACTTCTCAAAATTATTAGCATACCACTTGGCAAATCGAAATCCTATCTCCTTGTATAGTTCTACATACAAAGTTGTCAATTCAAATTCCTTAAAATAAGTTTGTGGGTTAGGCATTTTTCGTGTTTGAAGAAACTCATCTATAAGTTGCCTATTTTGATTCTTTAGGTAAGAATAAAACTTACGATCTTGTTTAGCTTCAGATTTATCTAACTGCGAAAGCCAATCTTTATGAAATTGTTGTTTGAATTTTTTAGTCAGCATTTTCTGCGATTCTTTTAGCCCAAGAAACCATAGCTTTGCCACCCCAAAGATTATAGGCTACATAACCTTTGTCTTTCCACGGCTCATCTCTATATTCATCAGCTATTTTCGCATTTTCTTCGTGTCTTGATAAAAACGAATGTACTCTCTTAACAGTTTCAAGAGATAGTGCTTCTCTACTTGCAAGTTGATTTGCTCTTTCCCAACCAACTCTTGTTCCGCCTTTCACAACATCTCTACCATACTTTTCTCGCCACTCTAACATTCTTTTTGCATTGTTAGTAGCACCTTGTGGATAATCTTTATAGCTTTCAGCTTTTTGAGATTTCTTGCTTGACATTGGGTGTCCACTTGGAAGTAAATCAGTATCGTGTTTACCAGATCTGAATTTTCCGTTTCTTAAAGCATAAAGGAATGAATTAACTCTTGCATAAGCCCATTGATCCTCACTTGTTACACTTGGTCTTACACTTTGTGGATTTGTTCTATATGCACCAACCCCTCTATTGAAAACTGTTTGTAGTGTTCTATAATTAGTTCTCTTGCTTGGATTATCACCTACTTTGTCATTATGCTCGGTTACTTTGTTTCTTAAACCTCTTTCTACTGAACTTCCAGGCTTTACTGGTTTGTCGATATAATCTTTATCATCTTCTTCTTCTTCGTGTCTATATTTTAAATCTAACAACTCATCATAATTAACATTAACACTCTTTACTTCTTCTTCAATAATCTCATTGTTTAGTGGCACAAGATTCATTGGAATATAGTAATCGTTTAATTTCTCATCATCTGCATCAACACCATAACTCATAGCTTGTCTTTTCTCATTTGGAGTTAGCCACCAAGCCTGGCTCATTTGCCCTACAACTTTATCCATTTCCTCTTGCATTTCAGAAATACTTGAATAATCAAAATCTAAATAAAGTTTCTCACCATAAGCAGGTACAAGCCATCTGTTCAGTTCATCTTTGATTTTATTTAACTCTGGAATTACTGCATTTTGATATAAACTCTTTTTCGCTTCAATTACATTGTTGTAAGTAGAAGATTCTGTATTGTTTAATAAAACTGCAGGTACCGAATAGATATTACATAAATCTTTGATACTTGCATTGTATTGCTCAATTAACGAAAGATCACTTGCACTCATACCAAAGTTTATCCAAGATAACTTCTTTGGTGTAATAACAATATCTCCTGCATTATTAGAGCCAGAATAACTATGTCTAAACTTCTCTTTTAATTGTTGTGCTTGTACTTCATTTAAATCACCCTCATCACTCATAAGCACACCTCTTGCAGTTTGGTTTTGTAAATATTTTGCACCTGTAGTTACTGCTTCGTTATTTGTGTCTAACGATCTCAAACCTGCTCTTAATGGCGACATTCCGTACAGGTGGCTACCAGTTCCATCATAGTAAGGATTGAAATCCTTTATATGACATACATCTTCGGCAGCAATATCATAAGTTCCATTATACTCTAAAGCATAACTCTTAACTGGCTCAAATATTCCCCCACTCTTTATTTCTATCTTTTGACTTGGAAGAACATATAATTCTTGCCATTTGTTTTGATTTGGTCCTGATTCAGGTTTAATACCATAGATGTATCTGTTTCCAGTTAATTTACCAAATGCTATTATCTCTTGAATCCAAGAATTGTAAGATTGAGCAGGATTAGGTCTATTTAATAACTCGTGAAGTTCTGTGTGTTCTACTTCTTCAAGAGCGTGTTTTCTTAATACATCAGCTTTGTATAATGAAGCACCATTAGCAATACCACTTGTCATTGCTTTATATTTTTTTAATTCGTTTTCGTTTTTTACCTCATAGATTTGGAAAGGAATCGTTGCTGCAGTATTAGCTATTAGATTTACAATAGAATATACAGTTGTATTGTATTGATACCCTTTTTCAATGTAAGTGCTATCATTTTCTGGATTCCAAACAATGCTTTGACCTAAATAGTTATAAATCGCCCTGTTAAAATCTATGTTAGTTTGTTGAAAGTTTTTAGAAATAAAGTTTCTAAATCTCGAATAAATTGATGCCATTAGATGTATTTTATCTTACAAAAATAATAATTATATTACAAAAAAGTTTTCCCTACGACCAAACCTCGAATAAACTGCATAACGAATGGAATCCATTGTATGATTCTCCTTATCTCGTGGCTTATTTATTATCGTTCCATCTTTTAGTTCCTCCCAATAATAGTTGTGATATTCTCGTTTTATATTGTCAGATTCGTTACTTACAAATATATCATATTCTTTTAATAGAGAAATACCTGCATTTATACTTCCTTGACCTTTTATTGCAGGTTTAATAAACATTCCAAGTCGTTTCATCTCCTCTATTGATTTAGGCTCGGCACTATCACCATAAGCCATTACTTGTCCATATCCTTTTTCTTTAAGATAATCTACAATGTCTGAATTAGTCATTCCTTTGCGAAATAACACCTCGTGAATGTAAAGTTTATCTTTTTGTCTAAACACAAGCACAACTGCAGTAGGATCATTAGAATACCCATAATCAATCCCAAGAACACCCTCTACATCTAAATCAAACTCTGGGAAATCTTTGTAGTCGATAAACTCCCAGTTGTTAAATACTTGTCTTGCACTAAAGATTGCTTGTAGTCCCTCACCATATACTCTCCAATAGTCAGGATCTCTCTCTTTCATTCTTTCAATCTCATTGACAAGTTCTGCTGATAAGAAGTTATTATCTCTATAAGTTGTTATCCAAGTGTCGCAATCCTCTCTTGGTATTAGGTCGCTATATATCCAATGCACAGGATCTGATGGGTTAAAATCAACAATTACCATATCGGTTGTTCTCATATTGATTTGGCGAAAATCCTCTATGTTTAATTCGTTTCCCTCGTTAAGAAATGCAATGTTTCTTTTACGACCACGAATCTTTTGTGGCTCATCTACTGAAAGAAACTCAATTAGGTGATTGTTATACTTAAAAGTGTTATCAGCTTTGTTATGTACTCCTAAATAGTAAATACCAGTTTCCTGGAGGATATTCATTATATCACGAAGCACAGAACCTTTTAAAGCAGGTAGTGTTTTTCTAACAATAGATATTGTCAATGGTTTCTCTGTACTTGTTATGAGATACACCAAGTATTGACAAACTGCTACTGTTTTTCCACTTCTTGTTCCTCCTTGATAGACTTTGAATCTTTTGTTTGATCTAATGAGGTCGTAGAATTGTCTATTGCATTTTTGCTCAACTTTGTTGGTGGTGTCCATTCTATAATTGTAGATTTAACATTATTGTCGTGTACTATCTCGCTTCTTTCGACATAACCACGAGATTTACCTTTTGTCTTTAAAAGAAATATTGTTGCAGTGGTATTGCCCTCACTTATTTGTTTGTGAAGTTGTGATTCAGCAAAATCAAGTGCTATGTTCTCAATATCTTTTACTTGCTTTGCAAATTCTTTATCTTCTTGGAGATATTTGTAGAAAGTAGTCCTACCTACCTTTGCAATCTTACAAGCCTTTGTAACAACTCCTAATGACTTCTCAAGTGCATTTAGAAGTGCTTTTTTAGTATGTTCTTTTTTGTTTGTTTTCACTTTACAAAAATACATAAAAAAACCCACCGATTAAAGTGGGTTAGTTTTAAAACAATGATTTATGGGTTAAAAGGTAAACCCTAATGACATTAAATATTCTTTATTAACGATATCTTCTTTATCTTTATATTTAGCAATTCCTTGTTGTATTACATCTCTACCTTTATTACCATATTTCTTTAATAATGTAGGTATTGTAACATTACCCCAAGATACAATTCTATATTCACCTTTTTTATTTGTACCTAACAATAAACCTTTCTTTTGATTTTTTTCAAAATCTTTTTTTTCGAAACCAATGTTAAGTAAATCTTCCATTAATAAATCAATAGATGTAGTCCAATTATATTGTTTATCCCAAAGTGAATCTTTGTCTATTAAGTTGTATATGTCCTCAATGCTTTGATTATCATAATTTGTAATTTGAAGTTCTCCACCCCAAGAGTCGTCCCAACAATTACATATTTTTTTATTATCAAAGTATATATCCCATTCGTAAGATGGTGCATCGTGTCCTCGCATTTGCTTTATATTTTTAGCAGTTGCTCTTTTTAAAAATTCTTCTTTTGTTATTTTTTCCATTTTAATTATTTTTAGTTATTATTAGTTTTTAATTATACTGCAATATAAAGAATATTTTACAATATAAAGAATATTTTATGTAAATAATTAGTAAATAATTGCTAACTAATTGATAATCAACGAGAAAAATTTTAATTTTATTCTACTTCAGTATAGTAATTTATGTTAATTATTACGAAGAAAAAGATTATTTGGATAGTGTGTCGTAGATCATCGGCTATGTATTCCAATCCCTCAATATCTTCGTTAGAGTAGTTAAAACCTATCCCAAAACCCCTCATAACCGATATGCTGACATCAAACATTTTACAAAGTTAGTATAATGTTTTTATAATTCTTTCTCCAACTGCTTTTACTACATCAACTGTAACTGCATTTCCTATCATCTTGTATCTTTGAGTATCAGAGTTATCTTCTGCAAGTGTCCAATTATTAGGAAACCCTTGTAATCTTTCACACTCTATTGGTGTTAATCTTCTAATAGAATTATTTATTGCTACACCATTTGGTTCTGATGACCTAATTGTATAAGCATCTCCTTTTCTCTCTGCTTCACCAAAAGTTTTTGAACGATTTAATGCAATTGCTTTTATAAATTGGTCAGTATTGCCACCACCTCCAGAGCTTGAATGTAAAGTATTAGCTTCATCTTTTTCGTGATAGCTTGTTACTTTACCTTTATTATCTCTCGTATATCCTAATACTGCTTGATTGCAACTTGTTTCTAATGTTTGTGCTTGTTTTTTACCTACTCTACCTCTAAAAGTTTTAGAGTTTGGTTGTGATAAATTAATACTGTCTCCAGGTGTTGCAATTTCATATCCTTTTTTTGTTGCTGATTTTATTTTTAATTTTTCTTGTGCATTGAGTTTACGTTCAATAATGTAACTTCCGTTTCCTCCTGCTTCGTATCTTGTTGTGAGTGTACAGGTGTTTCCTTGTTGTCTTTGTAACTTAATATTCTTGAAACAATTTTCTCGGATAGGAAATACTTGTCCTCTACTTTTGTTTGGAGTATATCCGACAAGGTAGATTCTCTCTCTATTTTGGGGTAAAAACCAGCTTGTATTAAGCAATTGCCATTCAAGTCGATAACCCCCAATGTTGGTAAAGGCTTGGATAATTGCCCAAAAGTCCTCACCATTGTTTGAGGAGAATGTTCCTTTAACATTTTCCCAGATAAAAAAATCTGGTCTGAATTCGCTGATGAGATTAATTGCTTCGCTAATAAGGGAACTTCTATCTCCATCAAGACCTTTTCTTTTTCCTGCAAGGCTAAAATCTTGGCAAGGACTTCCAAAAGTGATAGCATTGATTCTTTTGGGTAATCTATCTCGTTGAATATTTGTAACTGATCCGACATAAGTACTATTTTTAAAATTATAATTATAAGTTTTTATTGCATATTTATCTATTTCAGAGTAATAAGAATTAACCTTAAAACCTGCTTGGCTTAAACCTAAATGAAAGCCACCTATTCCACTAAATAAATCAAGTAAGTTTATTTTCATTAAAAAGGTATATTATCTCTAATTACTTCAAATCTTTGTTTGTCTTTATCAACTGCTTTATATACACCTCCATTTTTAAAATCAGGTGCTATCATAAAATCGCCTTGTTGTCCATTTTCTTTTCTCTTTACTTTTTGAACATATACCTGGACACTATCGCTTCCATAGATAGTTTGTTGTCCAAGATTACGATACACAGTGATACAAGAAAATGCTTTGTTAAAGAAGTGGCTTGATTCAGAAATATCATAAGGATTAGGTACTCTATATTTCCCATCAACACTTTCCATTTTTCTTGGGTGTGCTACTAAAAACAAATGAGTGTTTGTTTGTTGGCAGAATTGGGTAATTTCACTTAATAGTTTCCCAACATAAGTAAAATCTCTTTGTGCCGAGTGGTCTAACATATTCCACGGATCAATCACACATATATTAACCCCTTTTTGAAATACAAGTTGCTTAAAAGCATCTAATATGCCTTTAAGGGTTAGATTCTCAAAATCAATCTTAACAAAGTAAAAATGTTCTTCTATGAAATCTTTGGTGTTGTTTAAATCTTCAATATTACACTCCTTTTCGTTTATCTTATTGGCTAATCTTTTTATATGAGCCTCATAAGGAAAACTCTCTGGAGAAAACATTGCTACTCGAAAATTCTCGGATATCGCAAGATTAATGCAAATTTGGTCGCAGACATCTGATTTGCCCGAATTTGGAATCCCTGTGATAACAGTCCATTCTCCGAAGCTAATGTTATAATATCGGTTACTGTCACCAAGTCGCACACTATAATTTTTGATTCCATTTTCGTTGTAGTTTATTACACTATCCCAAATATCGTTAATATTTAATACACCCTCAATCGGAAAGTTTCTTGCTTTACTTATTACCTCTCGAAGTTCACTTGCACCTTTGCTTACTAATATATCGTTTGCATCTTTGTAATCTCCAAACTCTACATAACTACATCTACCTTGTCCAAATCTTCTTGCAAGTTCGTTTCTCAAAGATAATCCTGCTTGGTCATTATCGGTGCAAAGTACAATCTCCTTTTTATCAACAAAGTATTCCCAACAGTTATCAAGGTACTCTAATCGTTGTGATCCTTTAGAAGCACCATTGGGAACTGAACAAACACTATGTAATCCTGCTTCGTGTAGGGACAGTGCATCTATTTCACCCTCGACAATATATATTTTATCCATTTCTTTAATATTATCAAGACCATAAAATATTAATTCAGCATCTTTAAATAGTTTAAAGTTTTTTTGCCCATCACGATATTTTACATTGATTAAATCACCCTCACGATAATAATTAAAATTAATTGCTATTCTTTCCTTATTTACTTGAGGAAAATATTCTTTGGTTTCACTTATCTTCCAATTTACGATTGTAGTTTCAGAAATACCTCTTTTAGCGAACCATTTTAAAGTTTTATCAGATAGTTCAGATTTTACTTCAAGTGGTCTTACATACTCTCTTTTGGGTTGTAGATTAACATTTCCACTCCAACTACAATGATGACAATTAAATAATCCTTTAGGTTCGTTTATAGATAAACATTTTTCAGTTTTCTTTTTTCTTTTGTGTGAACATTTGGGACAAGTTGTGTGGAACTCACCAGTTTTAAAACCAATGTCAATTCCAAAGTTTAAAAATTTATCTTTCATTAAAGTTTTCTTTATAATTATTCTTTTCGATTTCTAATTTATAAAAATTAAATGATTGCATACCTAAAATATGAGAATCAGTTGGTACAAAATAATGCCAACCCTTTGACATTCCACGATTGAGATAATAAAAAAAGAATGCAGCTTTTTTACCAGTATTTTTTTTCATTATAACAGTTGCAGTATGATCTGACATTGGAATTATTTCAAGTACCTTAAATATCTCGTTGTTAAAGTTCCCCTCTCTTTTGCTTATAGAGAATTTATCAGCAGTGGATTCAGCTTTTACTTTTAATTCTTTTACAAGTGTTTTATTCATAATGTGTACATATATATTTAAGTTGAGTTTTAGTTAAATTAAACCATTCTCCTCTAATTCTTTGACTTTTGTATTTGTCGTGTAAATCACTTTCCCAGTTACATTTAAATTTTTTAACTAAAATTAAAGTTGGTTTTTCGCTTTGTAGAGTTTTTTCTCTTTTTAATGGATTTACAGATTTGCCTATTTTGTAATAACCAGTGTTTTTATCTTTAAGTATATAAGAAGTTTGTTTATTTTGTCTTTTATAACTTTTGTAAAAAGAATTGTTGTTAATAAAGTGATTTTTGTTCATATTTACAAACTCAATTTTATCAAAACCTTTAATATTTAAAAACAAAGTGTTTTCAATATCACAAAATAATTTCCATTGATTTAAATTATGTTCACACTCATTTTCAATATCACAAATTATTAAATCGTCATTTATTTCAAATTCTTCATCATCTAATCTATTTTTTCTATCTATAAAAACATTTTTAATTCTTGAATCAAGCAAACCTAATTGAAAATAATTGATAAAATAATTCCAAGCAACCACTCTTGAACATTCATATGGTAAATGCCATTGTATAAATGAATAAATTTTTGGACAGATAATTTTATATTTAATATTTAATGAAGGAATTTCAAAACAATAAATATTTGATTCCAAAAAACTCTCAAAGTCATTATACCATCGTTTTATATGTTTAACTATAAACTCTTTGTAAGAAATGTTATATTCATCAAAATTTATTATAAAATCATCTCTTATATCAAAAACACCATCTTTTAATATAATATCATTTTTCGATAGCTTATTCATTTTCCTTTAGATAAAAATTCTTGAAGTGCAGCAAGTAATCTCCAAGCTGCTTTTGCTAAATGCAACATACCATCATCATCATAAGGATTTATGGTGTGATCTATTATATGCCTTATGGAAGCATCTAAATGATCTGTAGATTTACTTTTATCCCAATGTAGTGGTTTGTTTGGGTGGTGTTGTTTATTGCCCATCCAACTAACTTTACTAATGTATAACAATGCCAGTGGAAAGTATTTGAGAACTCCAGTGTAAACTGGTTGTTCTTTTCTAATTTGATGTTTATCTTTTTTACTCATAGTTTCATTTGTTTTAATTGTTTTCCAAATTTGGCTTCAAATAAATTTATATATTTTATCCCATCTTTATTTTTCTTGCGAAGTTTTAAGATTGACAAAAAGTTATCTCTCCAAAATTCATCACCTCGAACTTTAGAAGCTATGTAATAAACTTTTCTTGGACTATAACCATCTAACCTATCTAACTTATCTATACACTCAAGCCAAGAGTTAATTTCGTTTCTTGTTTTTGGTCTTGTTTGTGGTGGAAATAAATTACAAATAGGTTCAAATGATTTTAAAACCATCTCTGGAAAATCTTTCTTTTTATATTCTTCTGTATTATTATTATTATATATAATATTATTATCCTTTAACTTTTCTTCAATACCCCTTGAAGATTTCTTCAATACCTCTTGAAAATTTGTTAAATACATCTGCCTTGATTCTATTTCTTTAGAATTTTCTTTATAAAGCATTTTAATTTTGATATATCCACTATCTTTTAATTGAGAAATCCACTTGGAAATTGAAGTATTTGATACACTATACAGATCAGAAAAATATTTATTAGTGGCGAAACAATATCCCTTTTCATTACAAAGAGCAGTAATCTCGCCATATAATAATTTAGCATTAGGGGTAAGTGTTTTATCATACCTTACATAAGCAGGTATTATCGCATAATAACTTTTTCTCATTTATCTTTATAGGTTGTCTGTGATATTCTTCAGTTCGTTGCAAAATTTTCGTAACCTATCGTACATAAGCTGAACATCTTCAAAACAAATTTCTTCATCTTGAAACTTCATAAAAAGTGCTTCTATAAGTAAATCAAATTCTACTCTTGTAAGTGAACCCACATACTCATAGTTTTCGTAATCTTCGAAATTATGTATTTCAGTATAGCGAATCCTTTGTTTAGATTCTGACCAATATACCATCTTAAACTGTTGTGTTGGGGCTGTCATTTAATGATAAATATTTGTCTATAATTTCAATAGTTTTATCATAGTCATTAGTCCAATGACATTCCCAATTCTCTTTTCTCAATCTTTCTAAAGCATCTTTTTGACTATCGGTTGGTTTGTTATACCCAATCTTTAGTTCAATGGCAAGACCATATCTTCCTGTACCACCTCCTCTGAATATAAGTATATCAGGGACACCTGCTTTGCCACCTAAATATTTAAACTTAAATCTTTCAAATGGACTCCTTTTTCCTTCATTAGCAACGTGAATAGCATAAACATTAGGATATTGAAATGCTAAATATTCCATTACACTATGTTGTAATTTATCCTCTTTACTTAAATATTTTTCAAATGGATTTGCCAATTTATCTATATTTTTTAAACATATTGCTTTTAAAGTTAAGTAATTATTTTGTGTTGATTTATTATATTCAATTAAAAAATTAAATTGTTTCATTCCATTTACAACAGTAGCGTGGTTTAAATTAACCGATTTACCTAATTTTTCATACGTTGCTCCTGGAACTAATTCTCTTGATAAACTATAATAAATACCCCTTGCATCAACATAAACTTGCATTCTTGTTTTTTTAGCAATGTCAATGTCAAAATATTCATTAACAATGTCCTTAATAATTTTTAAATCTTTCATTTTCTTTTCCTCCAACCTTTTAAAATTATCGTACCATCATCATCAAAATCTTGCGATTGATATCCAGTAATAATACCTTTCTCTTTATATAGTTTCCAAAATGTAAATGCTCTTTCAAAATCTTCTTTAGCATTTTCTATATATACTTCATCTAACTTGTAAACCTCAACTGCAAATGGTGGGTTAGTTTCACAAGCTATAAAACGAAATCTTGATGGATCAATACCAAGCATAAAACAATAAAAGTAAGCCTGAATATGATAGTTTCTTTGTTGAATGTCTTTGTTAAACTTCTCTGGAGAAGCATCTTGACAAGTTTTAATATCGCTAATCCAATCATCACCAAGACAATCAGGTCTAACCCTCACATCTATTCCTTGATATGTACCATAATGAGATACCTCAACTTTACCATTAGTCCATTTCTTTACCTTTTCGCTTTTCATAAAGTTTGTATGTATTCCCCTTATGATATTATCTTCTTGTTCATCTAAAGCAACCTTACCTTTATTCTTTTCAATAAGATTTGCCTTTAGTTCTTTATCTTCTTTTTTTCGAAGATCAAGTTTAGGAAGAACAAAATATTCTTTTTTAAAGGCTTCTACACCCTCATAACATATTGTATGAACGGCAGAACCCCTTGTCATATATTTTGTTTCTTGTATTGGCTCTCGATTAAGATAATGAAACACAGAAGTTTGTGCTATATATTTTAAGCTACTTGCCGATATTGATTTCTTGGAGTGATACTCCTCAATAGAATCATTTGCTATTTTTAAGTTTTCTATTTTCATCTTTTAATTCTTTATTTTCTTTTTCTAATTCTTTTACTTGCTTTGTTAAGTTTGCAATAACATTGTTATATAATATATGTTCATTCATAATTTAAAATATAAAAAAAAGGGGGTTGATTAACACCCCCTTAAAGTTAAAATGGTAAGTCATCATCTGCTATATCGTTTTGCTCTGCTCTCACAGGAATCGATTCAGTTTTGACTTCTTCTTTTTTGTATGGTTCTTGAATACTTAATGATAAGTATTTTTCACCTTTAACATTGGTTTTAACCCAAGCACTTAATTCTTTTGGTTTACCATCAACAACTGCATCACCTCTATAATCAGGGTGATTATCAGTAGTTTTATAGTTATTCTTATTAAGTTGCCCAGTACCATCTTTTCTTACAAATTCTGCCATAATATTATATTTCGTTAATTTTAATATTTCTCATTTCACTTATAGTTTTCCCAGATGCAGTGTTTGCATCATCATCTTTAGTTCTAATTCCAAGTAAGCCTTGCAAAGTGTATCTTCTATAATAAGTTATGGCACTTCCAAGTTTTTGTGGATCAGACACAAGTTGCAATTCTAAACTTGAAGATTTAGATTGACCTGTTTCAACACAAGTAAGTGTGGTAAAAACTTTACCATCATTAATTGGTTGTTCAACACATACTTTATATTTATTAAGTAAGGGTTGTAATTGCTCTAACATTGCATTAATGTCGGCATAATTAGATTTAAAATAAGGATTATTAGCATCTTTAATAATTGCTTCTATCTCATTTTGAATCCTGTAGATTTTAAGATTGATACTCCAATTTGGAAAATCCATCTTTTTGGCAACTACCTTTTTAGGAGTTGTCGTAGTTTTCTCTTTATTCATTATTATAAATTTATAGATTCTAACTTAAATTCTAATTCTTTCAAATTCTTCAAATCCTTAACTGTAAAAGTTTCAGGGTTTTGAATCTTTGAATTAAGTGTTGGCATAGTTATTTCTAACTTTTCGGCAACATCTTTCTTTAATAGGCTTAATCGCCTTAAATCATCAATGAACTCAATCTCGAACTCATTGATAAATGATTGTTCAATACTCATAGTTTTACCATTTGTCTAAAGGACACTTGGAATCAGGGGAAAGCGTTTTAGGTGGTATTGCACACCCACAACCGTTTTTTATTTCTTTAGTTTTAACATTTACACCCTGTTTCTTTGGGTTACAAATATGACCAGATCTGATTTCGCAAATATCACATATTAGCAATCTCATCTTTGACATTTGTACGATTTCAGGTTTAGCCAATTTAAATTGACTTAATGCCCAATTTCCCCAACCTTGTAAAATGTTCTTTAGAATCATTGGTGTAAAGTTAAAAATATTTTCATTATAAAAAAATTTTTATTCAAATTTATACAAATCAAATGACACTTTATCATCATCTTGATTAGGCAAATGCATTACAATACGATACGAATTTTGCTTAACATCATACTCTAATTCATCAATTATAGCACTTACTGGCTCTTGTAATACACTTGTTGTATAATTAACCCATAGCTTGTTATAAAAATAAATAGGAATGGTATCATTGTCATCTTTGTAAAATGTTCCCTCATATCTTTTCACTGGATTTCTATAATCATTAATAATCTCTTGAAGCACATTTTTATCAAGTGTATTTGTATTAATACTTAATGGAAGGTTTTTTCTTGTAAACTCAAAAGGTATTGAAGCAACATCTAATAAATCAAGTTCATTTGATAATATTGTTTCTTTTTGATCGTACTCACCAGTAACATTATCTTGAACTTCAGTTATTGCACCATCTATTAATTTAAAAGAATTACCTCGCCTTTTTATATGTATTCTTTTTGTTGCACCTGATTTTTGTGATATTTCAAAACCATCATAAAATGCCCTACCAAATAAAAAACTACTTGTTGTTTGAAATAATTTAATCTCTATATGAGGATTGGTTTCTGCACCAGTTAGATTTGCCTGTAGTGTAGTTTTATACTTATTCCAAGAATCAAATTGAGTATAATCTATTTTTTTAAAAAATCTATCATCAGTGAAAGCAATAGGATCACCACCTTCTCCACAATCACTACATTCAGCTATAAATTTATTATCTCCAAAATCATACATCTTGTTTATAGTTCCATCACTTGTAGAATCAAGTCCTACACTTATATATTGATTCATTATTGGAGAACCCAATCCACCTGCAAACATATAATAGTTCCAAGCAATCTCAATATCACGACCACTTACAATAGGTGTATCGCTTAATATGTTTTTTATCATATAAGTTGTTTTTTCAGGTACTTGTGGCATTTGTTCTTGATACAAACAATATAATCCTGAAATTGGGTTTACATCAAACAATATTTGACTTGGTATTTGAACAGTTGCTTTTGAAGCCGTTATATCCCAATTAAATGTTTTATATCTAAAATTAGGATTTTTATTAATCAAAAGCATTTGATTTGTTTTAGTGGTTTTTACTGCATCACGAAGTGGTCTTAAATATTCAACTTGCAAATCTTGATTTATTGGCGATAAATTACTTGGTATTTGTTTTAAAACATCTTTTGATTGTTTTAATGATGCTTTTGCATTTCCATCTTTATCATATACAAAAAACTCTATGTTTTCTGTTCCATTGTCTTGAAGCAATCTTGTTTGTTCTGATCTAATAGTTCCCATATTACAAATTTACAATATTTGTTTCACTAACTCATAGTATTTATATGAATCAAGGTTTGGGTTTATTTCTAAATCTTTTGGTGGTTTTTTACCTAAAAACATAGCCTTATGAAATTCACCATTTTTATTATTATTAACTCCTGCATTATGAAAGATTGCTTTCTTTCCCCAATCATTTACATTGTTTGTTGCCCAAGTAAAATCAAGCTCATCTATAATTTGTGTTTTGCGATTTCGTTTCCAAAGATTCCAAAGTACTGCCCACATATCAGCACACCAAATTTGAAGTCCGTGATAGCTTTCATTTTCAGCTTTTTTCTTTGCATTTAATTTTATAACTTCTGTGAATAAGTTTTCGCAATCTATTTCAACTTCTTCCCAAAATTTATAGTCAATATTTTTAAGTAGATATTGACAACCACCAGAATTGTCTTGATTTTGTTTTACTATTTCTTTATCAATATTAGCTACATCACACATTAAATCAAGCATATCTTCTCCTTTAGAAACAATATAATCGTGTCCAATATAGCTTATTGTATCACTTAAATAACAAGTTGGATTGCAACCACATAAGTATTTATCTAACTCCAAAGGTTTTGTAAGTGCAATATCGCAATCGTGATATAAAAACGTTCCTTTATAAAGTTCAGGATATTTAGCAAAATGTTTTTTTAGAATATGAGGTCTTACACTTGATATATATTTTATAGGGTTTCTTGTATCTAAATAAAAGTAAAAATTAACTTTAGGATATTTTTCAAGAAGATAATAAAAAGGCATTTCTTCATCAGCTTTGTCGGCAAATACAATATCTATTTGTTCAGCTTTTATGCCATTATTTAAGAAGCTATGAATCATTACATCAACTTGCCAAGAAAAGTAAATTGTAGATGGCTGACAACAAATGTATCTCATATTAAGGACAAGCAGGACAAGTAGCAGTTGATAATGTTACACCATTCCAAAAATATAAATCTCCAACATAAATATAATTTCCTGCTGGAAGAACAGTAGTACAAGTTGAATTGGTATAAACTACACTTGCAGATGTAATTGAAGTTGAGTTAATATATATAGTAATTGACTTTGATCCACAACAAGCATTTAAAGCAATTGTAGTAACTGCTGCTTGTATTGCAGTACAAGGTGCTTCAGTAGTTGTTGGTGCTTGTGTTGTAGTTGTAGATACATAATTTTGACAAGCAGTACAATCGCTAAAATCTAAAAATAAATCTACATCACCACTTGTACCTGCACCCCCATCTTGAAGTGAAGCATAACAAATAATTCCATCTGATATTACTGCAGGGAAACTATTTGTTTGATTTGATACTTCTATAATACTATCATCAGCACTACAATTAGATTGTAAACTTTGATATATTCTATAAAATATACTTGGTTGAGTTGTAGTGGTTGTTGTTGGAACTTGTGTAGTTGTAGATATTCCTAAACAATCATCACAACTTACAAACCCAGTTGAGAATTTGCTTGTAGGGAAACAACCTAAATTAAATTCATCATCACTTTGTGCATTTGAGGTTCTATCTATAAATGACCAACAATCACCAGTAGATATTTGTTTTACAAATTGAGGGAAATTATCTACATTGTTTCCAAGTACTTCTATCCTATCATCACCACATTTTAAATATCTTGCTCTAAATGTCATTGTTGGACATTGCTCTGTTGGTGTTGGCGGCTCTGTAGAACAAAGTGTGTTTATTGTTATTGCAGATAAATCATCTGGAGTTGTTATTTCTTCAAGAATTGTAAAACAATCTGATGTTTGAACATTTAAAACAACCCTATCACCAACACTAAAACTTGCATTAAAATCAACTCTTAATTCATCTAATGAATTATCTTTTTGAACTAAAAATCCATCAGGTGTAACAACATCAGTTTCACAAGCAGGGCAACTTGCAGTATTTTGTAAATTAGTTCCATTAAATTCTCTGTAATTAACTAAATCTTCTGACAAGAATTGAGCAGGAAGTAAATTCGTACAATTACTATTTGAATAAACTTTTGTTGTATTGGTGTTATCTGTAAATGATTCTCCATTAATATATGCAGTCCTTGATGTTGGAGTTTCACAACATAGATTAAAAGCAGTATCACTTCTATATAAAATTATTTCTTTACAAGTTACTGCTTGTGTTGTTGTCGGTTCAGTTGTATCATCTACACAAGCACCTGCAATAGTTGGAAGTCCACTTAAACTTGCTAAATATTGCCCAACCATTATTGTATAACAATCAGAAGAACTTGAAGATGAAGATAAATAAACATTATCACCCCTTGAATCTGAAGTATAAGGTACACTTTGTGTTGATGAATCACTTTGTTTTCTTAATTGCCAAGCATTCCAAGTGTATTGAGTTATTGTAGAACCAATTGCTTCACCAGTTGTATTTACTGCAAATGGTGTAATAAAATATGGTGTACCTGCAGTCAATGTTAAAGTAAAAGGCGATTGATCTGTGTTACCAGTAAACCCAAATGCAGTTGATTGACTTTGACCTGTTGCAATTACATATCTTGTATTGCTTGTATAGTTATTTCCATTTGTACCAAAGTAAAAACCATATTCTGTAACATTACTTGAACCTACATCATCTACTTGACCTTTAATTTCCATTGCAATATTTGTTACATTATAAGGATTACAAGGAAGTGTTGTAAGTGTTGGTGCTTCATTTTCAGCTTCAGTAACAGTTGTGGCACCTGGAAAATAAGAAATAGTAGCACCTCTACCTTCTATTAATGAATTGTTCTTTGCATAAGCTGCTATGAAATATATTTGACCTGTAACAAGATTCGTTTGTACTGATGTAAAACTTGCAGTAGTATCACTTGAAACTACTTTAGGATTTGCTAATATATTTACATTAGTTCCAAAATAAAAACCTCTTTCAATTATTGCAAGACCTTTATCATCTGTAATCGTGCCATTTAATGTTGCACCAGTATCACTTGTGCTTGTAAGTGCATCAGTTGTTACAATAGGATTGTTTTGTGTTAAATCTTGGTCATCAGCACTTGTTCCCTCATTACCTGTTTGTGTTCCTGAAATTGCATTATCATAGTAATTACTATTTGATACAACATACCAAGAAGCATTTGCTTGATATACTCTTGAATTTGTAATTCTTAAAAGATTCTCTAAAACTTCTTTCGCTGACTTTTTCGCAAATCCATTGAAAAGTGCAAACTCATTTATTAATATATCTTGAAACAAATTATTATTAGAATTTACAACTTGACCTTGTACTGTTCTACGAATATTATTTTGAACATATATATCAAATTCTAAACCTGTATATGATAAAATTCTATGAATATAATACCAAGCTGAATCATTATTAGTTTGCTCACCTGCAGCAACTTTTATTGTACCATCTGCATTAGTATTTATCTTACCATCAGGCACTAAATAAGCATCTAATGCACCCAAATTATCTATTGCCCTTAAACTAATATCATAAGGATTAGATTGTATAGCTTCGGTAAAAGTATCTGAAACTAAAAAACCCTCCCAATAAACTTGGAACTCTGTCGCTGCTGCCCAATTATAATCTGTCGCTTCCCAATTTGTATCAGCAAGTTCCCAAAGAGGTGAATTAACATCAGCTTGTGGATCATCTACACCTACATTAACTCTAATCTTATATTCTCTTTCATCAAAGTTTGTAAACTCATCATAAGAAATCGTATCAGTAGTTTTAATATTTAAGATACAAGATGAACCGATTATTGGATTATAGAAGTCATCATCATTGGTGTATTTAATAATTACTGGATTGTCAGTACCTATAATAGAATTAACATCACCAGTGTAATCTTTTTTAAGTATTTGAACACTTCTTGCATTACCCTTGATGTCTGAAAAATCAAGTTCATATTTTACACCGTATGCCATTATTTAAATCTATTTCTATTTCTTTCTGCTCTTTGAAGTGCCACTACTAAATCTTGACCTCTTAATACAAACTCACCTTGTGTAACACCACCATCAATCATACTTTTTAATTTACTTAAAGGTGCAACTACTTCTGGGTTTGATCTTGCACCAGGATATTCTCCAATAAGAGCATTTGTTGGTCCTGATACAATACCACCTTTTGCAAATTCTTGAAAGCCTTCTGATCTTACTCTATTTGCTATTCCTTTTATAACACCACCTAATGCTACTGCTGCTAAACCTGCTGCAGCACCTGCAATAGGAATTGCGAATGTTTTAGCTAAATTAGAAGCAGCTATTGCAGCTAATCCCATTTGTATAATTAAATCACCAATAACATCTAACATTGATGCACCAAAACCTCTAAAACTGCCATCACTTTTGCTAAATGATTCAGATATACTATTTGCAAAACCTTGTATAAATGGTTGAATAATATTCATACTATCTACCATCATAGTAGCAGAATCTTTAAATTTTTTAGGCACTTCTGTTAAAACTTGACTTGCTTCAATAGCAGAATCTTTCATTTTTATATAACCAAGTGAAATAGTATTTAAAGCAGTTACTTGTTTTCTTGAATTAGTTTCTATTTCACCTGTAGTTTTAGATGAAATACCCGGGAATAATATGGCACTTAAATCTCTTGTTTGTCCTGGCAGTAAAGGACCGACACCTGTAAATGCACCAGAAGTTAAACCGTTAATTGTAGTTTGTAAATTACCTAATTCTCTATTAGTATCTTTAATGTTTTGTTGTATTTTAGGACCAAACATTTGTTCCCCATATCTTCCAAGTCCTGAAAAAGGTGATTCTAAAAATGCTTTAGTCAAGCCAACAAGTGCAGTAGTTGCTGCAATAATATATCCAGGTAAACCTCTAAAAAATTTGATTACTGGTTTTAAAAATTTACCAATACTCATTAATGAAGCTGTTAATGAACCTAATATTAAAAGCAACGGTCCAAGTGCAGCGGTAATAAATCCTGTGTTTAAAATTAATTTTTGAGATTCAGTATCTAAATTTTTAAAGTTTGTTGTTAATTCACCAATCTTTGCAGATAAAGCAGGAATTCCCTCTTTTAAATTCATAGCATCAGCTATCTCTTGACCAAGTTCTGCAAGTGCAATATTTACATTATCTTTTAAGGTTGAAAATAAACCATTAAGTGTTTGACTTAATGTTTCCATTCCTCCATCAAACTTACCACCCTCACTTGTAGCATCTCTAAAGGCTTGATTTAATATATCAAAGGTTATCTTACCCTCTGAAGCCATATCCATTATCTCACCTCTTGCAACTCCCATTGATTCAGCAAGTATATCAAGTATAGGCACCCCATTATTTATAAATTGACGGAGATCTCTCGTCATCACACGGCCCTCTGCAGCAGCTTGTCCAAATGCAATTCCAATGCTTTGTAAATCACCACCAACAATTCCTGAAATATCACCAAGCATAGATAATGAATCAAATGCTTCATTAGCATTTAAACCAAATCCCATAAGGGTATTATTTACCTTAACTAACTCATCTAATTGAAATGGAGTTTTAGCACTAAATTGTACTAATTTCTCAAATGCCTCTGCACCTGCTTCAGCAGATCCTGTTAAAGTATTTAAAGTGGTTTGTAATCTTTCAAAATTAGCAGCTTGTTTAACGGCTAATCCACCAAGAGCAGCTAAAGGTAGTGATAATCTTGTAGATAGCATTCGACCAGTTTTGGTCATTTGTGAACTAAACTTTTTTAACTTACCCTCTGAAACACCAATAGCACTATTGAACTTTGTGTTGTTTGCAATAAAATCAAATCGTAAATTATATCTTTGGTCTGCCATAGTACAAAAATAACTATTTTTTATTCAACTTACTATTTAATAATTCTTGGTATCTCTCAAAATCTTCTTTTGAAGATTGAGCAGTTTTTCTTTTAATATTATCTTGTGGCAACTCAAATAATTCGTGTGGCTTTATCATTTGAGATTTCTTTGTGCAATTTACATTATGAACCATAGCAGCTAAAAACCTAAATTGTTCCCACTGTGCATTGGTCGCTATAACATAAGATTCAGAAATAAGTTTGTTTTCTTTGAAAGTATTAGTCCAAAACTCATTGGGATTTATTCCACAATATCCAATGTAGAAATCAGTTATATCCTCCCAAGTAGTTTTATCGCTTATTTTTTTTTTGAATCATCAGGGTTTCTTGCAAGTCCTGCATTAAGGTCATTCCCCAATATTCTTGATTCGGTCATAGCTTTAATAATCTTTTCAATGTCCTCTGAAGTAACATCTTCAAGCCAATTACCAACATCATAATTATCATAGTCGATTTCGTTTTTATTCTCTTGATCGTAAGTTAAAATTCCTGCATATACTATCGTGATGATAGCTTTTAGTGAAACACCTTTTTCAAATACACCCCCAATTTCATCAAGGGAAATATCGAGCAAGTCAGTAAAGGTTGCCCAAAAGTTCATACTAAAATGAAGTGTACGATTTTTCCCTCCTATTTTAAGAGTATAATAGCCTCTTTGTTTAGTCATTAATTATCTAATATTAGTTAGTAGATTCTGTTATTGCACCAGTAACTGTGATAGTACCACTATATGTTGTAGCTTCTTCCATTGTTCCTGAAATTTCACAACTTGAAACATACCCCTCACCTGTGTAAACTGTATCTCCAGTTGCTGCAGTACCAAATGAAAAATCTACTTTTTGTCTTGTAAGTAGTTTGTGTGCGATTTCACCACCTCCATCACTATCTGTATAATCTACTAAACCATCAAAAGAAATCTCTGCTGATCTAACTGCAGGGATAACTTCTGAAAAACCAGAAGAATCTTTAGTAGTTGCATCTGCCATATCATTTGTAAATGAAATAGTACAAGATGTTGTGTGTCCGATTGCAGCTGGAGAAACTCCATCATCAGAAACTTTAATTAGTAGGTCTGTGCCGTTGAATACTGTTGAAGCCATATCTTAATATTTTTATACTACAAATATAATTAAATTTTAAATAATAGTTTTTTTATAATTCTATTCCAACCTGTCTTAAACCAATGGTTGAAATCTCTAATCTTTTGTGCTAAATATTCGAATATTCTTGCCATAATTTATTTTTTTTCTATCAATTGATATATCTTAATAATCGTATAAACCAACGTTGCTATAATTAGTAGTCCTTGTAGAGCTTCATTTATTTCTGCTATTGTTATTATATACACACTAA